GAAGTATCCCAATTGTTGTTGAGTTAATTTGTCGAAAACTGGATACTTGTAAGAATCATATCTTTGAATTCCTAATGGAGCACCAAAAAACATAGGTTGCTTTTTAGTATCTACTTCTTGAGAATTAAAAACGGTCATTGATTCGACCATTGATTTCTCCTCTAAATTTTTTTTGAAACTAAATGTCATGATTTTTTCTTACTAAACTAACTCAACTGTTATATTTAACTGGATTAGATTTTACAACTCTCACAGTCTTCCTCTTCAGTATTCATAATATCATTAAGAAGAGATTCAAGTTTTTCTTTTTTATCATCAAGCATTTCATCATTCTTCATATCATTGGTGTTTTGATAATAACTTGTTTTCCAACCCATTTTGTAAGTCATCAAAAGATCTTGTGCCATTACAGAAACAGGAACTTCATTATCGGCATAATTCTCTGGATTATACGACCAGTTTCCAGAAATTGCTTGATCAAAGAACTTTTGCATAATAGCAACAATATGAATATAACCACGATTACTAGGCATATCCCACAGCAGCGTATAATTGTTCTTAAGTGTTTGATACTGGGGAACAATCTGCTTGAGTGGTCCTTTCTTTGATTTCTTAACGGACAGGTATCCACGAGGTGGTTCAATTCCGTTGGTTGCATTTGACACAACGGAACTGCTCTCCGAAGGCATTTGTGCGGACAGTGTTGAGTTTCTAACCCCATACTGCTTAACTTGTTCTCTAAGACCTTCCCAATCATATTTTAATTCATTAGGAACAATTTCATCAACGTCCTTTTTGTATGTATCAATTGGTAGAATACCCTGAGAATACTTAGTGCGATGTGAATACTCACAAGCACCCTTTTCTTTCGCAAGATTTACTGTTGATTGAATCAGGTAGTATTGGAATGCCTCAGTGAGATCGTGTACTAGTTTCCAGGCACCAGGATCATCGTAATGCTCACCGTGCTTGGCGAGATAGTGTGCCAAACCAATAAAACCTATACCAAGAGAACGACGTGCTCTGGTGGCAATTTCTGCTGCTTTGACGGGATATCCTTGAAAATCAATAAGTTCATCAAGAGAGCGAACAGAAAGATCACAGAGAACTGCAAGGTCTTCAAGGTCACGGATTTTTCCGACGTTAATTGCACTAAGAATGCAGAGAGCGATTTCACCATCAGTATCATCAATATGTTGAAGTGGTTTGGTAGGAAGAGTGATTTCTTGACAATTATGAACTAGAATATCATTTGCGAAGAAATTATGAGTTCCTTCTACAGTAATATCATAAACTGGGATTTCTTCTTCAAGATATTCAATCTTTAACATTTTTTTCTCCTATTTTGTTCTAAAAGTTGTTTGGCAAGTTTTCTTTGAGTTTCGTCTCTGTAATAAGGATTATATACCAATCCAGTTTGTTCTTCAATACATTTATAAAAGTTTTGATGGTTTCCTCCAAATCTGTTTTTGGAAAAATGTTTTGGGAACTTTATATTCAATTCATTAAGAGCAAATTGAACTATTCTTTGCCTTCCACCAATAAACCCATATTTTTGAGCAAACTTTATTCCTATTTCTATAAGTTGTTCGTCAGTAAGTCCAGAATAGTTTGGATTATTATAACCAGTAGTTCTTACGGAAATGTTGTTTTTCCACTCTTCCTGAACCTCCTGTGAGCATCTGGGAAGCATCCAACCACCAGTTCCACCTGCAGTGGCATTATAACCTTTTTTAGTATCACTTTCAAAGAGTTTGATGAAGTGTGTTTCCTTTTCATTAATAAAAGTTTCATCTTCTGTTTGATAAGTTTCAATCACAGATAAGTCCCAACAATCTTCACCATATTTTCTAATAGCAGAATGAAATCTAAATTTAGAACCATTTCTTGCTGATGATAAATGACGATTCCAACGATGCTCTAAAGAATATTCAGTTTTTCCTATGTAAGATTTTCCGTTTTTCTTATTAGTAATTTTATAAACAATATATGTTTTCATTATAGGAAGTGTTATCTCATAACTATTTATACAATACAGAAATTACACTTCCTATAAATCAAATGATATCTAGAATGTCAGTTTCTCTGAGATGCTTTGCCATCACATATCCACGATTTTTGGTATAAACTTTATGATCTGGAGTGACAACAATACTCTTACCACTTTCTTCATCAGTAATTTTCATTACTTTTGCTTTTGGCGATGTTTGAGCAAATGCGGTGATTTTATGATAATCAATCTCTTGATTACCAGTATCAACATCACGAGAAAGGACTTCTACACAATCCAAAGACAAACCTTCTTCAATAAATTCTTGAAGTTGTTGGATTTCAATTTCAACGGGACGGAGACGGTATGTATTTGTTGTATTACCATCAACTTCTTTATGAGTAGTAATTCTCACCTCGATCTTTGTATTGCCAGCAACGCACAGATTACTCATTTCAACCTTATCAAGGAAAGAAGAGTGAGAATTACAGTGATCAATATTCATGATGTAAATACGACCAGTTTCTGCACGCTCTTTTAAAAGATCCAAAAAGAGTTCTTGAGCTCCGATAGTTTTTCTTGGAACAGATGTATCTCGTTCGTAAGATACGTATAACTCGTCAAATCGATCAGTGCCAAAAGCATCATACAAACCAGGAACGTCGTGTGGAGAGAAGAGTGAGACTTCTCCGTTTTGAATGAATCGTTCATAGAAGAGTTTACTGATTTGGATACTGTAGTCTAACTTACGAACACGATTATCTTCTGTTCCTTTATTATTTTTCAATACGAGGATGTCTTCGATCTCTTGGTGCCAGATTGGGAAGTGGACTGTTGCGCTTCCACCTCGTATGCCATTTTGCGTACAGCAACGGACAGTTGCTTCAAACTTTTTGAGAAACGGTACAACGCCAGTGTGCTGGACTTCACCGCCTCTAATCCTACTGTTGATACCACGGATTCGACCTGCGTTGATACCGATACCCGCCCTTTGTGCAACATATCTGCCAATAGCCATATCGCTAGTAAAGATACTATCGAGGGTGTCATCAACATCAACAAGAACACAACTAGCATATTGTCTAAGCGGTGTTCGCACTCCCGCCATGATTGGTGTTGGGATGTTGATTCGGTGTCTGGAGATTGCATCGTAATACTTCCTAACGTAATCTAAGCGTGTTTCCTTTGGATACTTGGAAAAAATAGTTGCCGCAATCAAAAGGTACATAAACTGTGGCGTTTCATAAAGTGCCCCAGTGCTTCTGTCCTGCACGAGATACTTGTCAACGACTTGGCGTAAACCTGCATAAGTGAACAGATAGTCACGACTATGATCAATAAAAGACTGAAGTTTTTCAAACTCTTCATCCGAATACATCGATAGAATTTCAGAGTCATAAACACCCCTACCAACACAACGCTCTACGTGCTGCTTCACGGTGGGACATTCGTGCATTCGTCCAAACAACTGCTTACGGAGGGCAAACAGCAGCAGACGGGCAGCAACGAACTGATAGTTGGGGTGATCCAGATCGATCAAGTCAGAAGCAGAACGAATCAGAATTTCTTGAATTTCTGCAGTTGTAATCCCATCATAAAACTGAATACCAGATTGCATTTCAACTTGACTTGCAGATACTCCTGCAAGATCTTTACACGACTCTTCCACCATAACGTGGAGTTTATTTAAATCAAGTGATTCAGTTTTTCCATTTCTTTTAACGACTTTTGTTCCGTTACTCATATTTTCTTCCAATTGTTAAACTTAATTTTTGCTTCTAAACCTGAATAGGTATTTGATTCTAACACATCCATAACATTAAGTCCAGCGAGCACCATATCATTGATATCTTTTTGCTCGATGGTTGTTGGCCAAATAATTACCTTGTCTCCTCTGTCGATGGTTTTTGATATTCGATTGACGATTTCTCGATTACGTGGTTCGTTATCAAAAACGTAAATATAATCGCACCAACCAAACGACCTAATATCAAGGTCGGACCCACACATAGCAACAGAATTTTGTATAAACGTGGAATCGAAGGGTCCTTCAACGATGTAAATGGGTTTCGTAGAATCAACTTTGTCCATCCCATAAATTTTTGGTGCGTCATCGGAAAGCATCACAGTGATATATTTAACAGAATTCGGAACTAATGATCTTCCCTGAAATCCGATAAGATTATTTTCACTGTCATACATTGGTATAATAATGCGACTTTCATCTTTACCTATAGCGTCAAATGTAGATTTTTGAGTGTTTGTCCACTCTTTAAATTTGTTAGCAAAATAAAACTTTTCAGGGTTCAGTTTTCTTTTTTCTAGATATTCTCTAGCGATTTGTACTTCTGATGCTTTGGGTAAGTCCAGTTTTTTTTTAAAAACTGGTTTAGTGAACTCAAACTTGGGTTCTTCGACAACGAAGTTTTTTCCAGTGTGCCCTTCTTTAAACTTTTCCATTGTGTATTGCTTATACAATACAGAATCAAGTTCTTTAAGAAAGTTATTAAAGGACATGCTAGTACCACAGTTATGGCACTTAAAGTTGGTATTATTCTTTACAGGATATAAGTATCCTCTTGTTTTGTTTTTATTTTTCTGAGAGTCTCCACAGATGGGACATCGGAAGTTGTAGAGATCCGATTTAACCCTCTTAAATTTTTGTAAGCGTGACGAAACTAAACCAATGTACTTGGCGTCAACAAAATCCATTACGAAAAGATATTACTTCGTGCTTTCTATTCTAGCAGGTTGTGATGCTGGTGTCAAGGACTTTAATATATAAGTATTAATGATGGGAATCAAAAAAACAATTAAAGCAAGAACTCCACCAATTTGCCAACGAAACTTATATAAACCTTCTAATTTCAATTCAATATTATCAACTTTTTTACAAATATCTTCATCTACTTTTGCTTGAACACCAATTCTTTCATCATGAACGGCAAGCATTTTACAAATATTTTGATTCGTTTCACTCAAAGTTTGTATTGCAGTATCAACTTTATCGATGATTTGTTCGTGTGCTTTGAATCTTTCTTGCAGTACAGCTATTTGAATCTTTGAGTCGTTGCTAAACATTTTAGAATTCCTTTAATTCTTTTGTTTTCTATCCTTTATCAGAGCACTTTTATAAGGTGGTGGTAATCTTCTTGCTATTTTACTTCTACCATCGAATATTGGTTTATCATAACCTGATGTTGGACCAGAATCAAATCCTTGAGCACTACCACCAAATCCCGCTTTTCCTGCTGTACTAGCAGTAGTCATTACCATTTCTTCACGAATATTTCTAATAATTGAAATTAGTTTATCTACTTTATCCATTAAATTGATTGCAATAATGCTAGACAATTTTTATCTTCTTGAATCGAATTAATAGTAGTTTTTGGGTACTCCGGAAAACGATTCAAAAAAATTAAAAAACTTTTTATAATAGGCCAATGAGACTGATCTAAATTATAAAACAATAAAGGAACAGTTGCTTCACTAAAGACATTGAATAAAACAATTAAATGATTTAATATAAGATGAACCTTTAAATCTTCAAGGTTTTTTGTATTTTTATATCGATTTAAAAGTCTTTTTATATATTTAAATCTTTTCAAGTCATTATCAAAATCCTCTTTCGTCAATGATTGAGGATTATCATAAAATTTTATTGCAAATAACAAATAATTATCTCTATTCAGTTCTTCAAATCTCATACCATATTATCATGCATCTGGATAATTAGAGTCGTCAGCAGCGTCAGCACTAATAGAACTTCCAGCAACAAGAGTTTCTGTCTTAACTCTTAGATTTCCATGCATATCAGTATAAGTAGTGACTCCTACCCATCCAGCATGAGCAGGTGCATACTTGCGAGCATTGCCAGTTGCCGCATTAGCGACTGCTTGCTCAGTGGTATCTACACCAAATACACTGGAAGTTCTATTTGATTTTGCATTAGGTGCATCATAATTTACATCACCCAATGTATAAATTGGAAGTTGACTAATGAAATATGAAGCGCCTGCAGCAATTGTAGTAATTCCAGAAACAAAATAATCAGTTGAATGAATTGTCAAAGAAGTGTCTGAAGTTACTGATTTTACAACAGCATATCCAAATGTAGCGCCAGCGCCAACTACAAGAACATCTCCCTCAGCAACACCCGCTGTTGAGAAGGTTGTAGCAGCACCAGTTACAGTTAAAGTGTTAAAATTAACGGCGATAGTGCTTGTATTAGCAACGAGATCTTTATTGCCCCAAAGAGACATGTTTCCTTACCTATAATTTCTTTATATTGATATTTATAAAAAAAGGAGATCTTTACTTTTTGATCTCCTTACACAATACTATTTTTAAAAAATTAGTTATTACATCTAATAAACCATTCTCCTCAAATCTTTTTGTTTTTGCCAACCACTCAGATGCAGTTAACAATAGACCCAAAGCAATGGTTACTCCCCAGTTAGTTACAAAGCAGGTAATCATTCGTTAGTGTTTTCTGGTTTGAAAAGAAGAACTTTAACAGTTTCAAGAATTTGATCATCAATACTGTTATCAGTTGTCTTTACATATCTTTCAAGAAGAGAAATTACAAGATTCTTAACTGCTGGATGTGTTGCAAGACGAATAAGAATTGGCTTTACAACCGCTACTACTGCGTCCATAATGTCCTCCGTGTGAAGAGTATCCTATCCTATTTAGATTTTAAGCAAGTCTGCGTCTTCTATCTTCATCCTCTCTTGCTCTTTGAGCATTTGCTTTTGCTGCTGCTTCTCTCTGCTTTCTTGCTGCAAGTCTATCGGCAGTTGTTTCTTCTGCTTTCTTAGGACGATCACGTTCAGGAACACCTCTTTCTGCTTCGTGCTGAGCAATAGTTTTTCCACTCCTAGTCATCATTCCCTCTTTATTTTTCGACCTTACAATCTCAACCGCACGATTGCGTGGTTTTCTTGGAGTTCCTTTTTCTTCTCTCCTTCTTTCATCAATAATTTCACCTTCTGGTTCATAGTCCATTTTGAGACCCATTGCTCTCAATTTATTTTTTACCATATTAACTTTTGTTGGTATTTCTCTGGAATCATTTGAAGTATCCTTTTTGTCTCCACATGATTCTTCCTTCATCGATTGCTTACGAATCGTGGCAAAATAAACTTGCTCCCCTTTTTCTGGACCATATTGTTTAATCATACTTGCCTTCATACCAGAAGGATCGTATTTTTTCTTCAACTTCTTTTCCTTAGTAACCTCACCTTTAGTCATTTCTCTTTCATTCAATAAACCAAGAAATTTAGAATAGGAACTCTCATTTACACCATCATTTGGAGCAACAACTACACTATTCTTTCCCTTCATTACATCATAAACTCTTTTTTCAGAACTATTGTTTTTTTTTACCTCACCAAGAAATTCTTCTTTTACACTTGAGGTATCCTTACCATCAGGAACTCCACCTTTTTTGCGCTGAATTGCATTGTGAACTGCACCACGATATTCCTTTGCTCCACTTTCTACTTTACCATCACCATCATAGTC